GAAATCTACAGCGTTTTCGCGGAGTGCTTCCTGGTTTGCCCTTGCTGTAGGGGGTCGGGACGCTTACCGGCTACCGGCATCGAGAAAATACTCAAGCCGATTCCCGTCAAATCACCCCTACGGAGTCGCCCCGATGCCGATGGAATTCCGCAATTCTGATGATCAAGCGCGGTATGAATTGCTCGTCGATCTGAAGGTGGCCGCGATCAGGCGCCGGCGCCCGATCAATGCCAAAAAGCTCAATGATTTGCTGCCGTTGCCCGGCCGGAAATCACTCACAACTCGGATTTATCAACGTCGATTTGGTCGTGAAGTGAAACGAGATGAATGAGGAAAAATGATGGCTACGATCAGCACTGACCCGATCGATGTCAATCAAGTCAGAGAGCGAATGGGCCAAATCTTCGAGCTGATCACCCCGACCCACACGGGCGATTTCAACATCGAATTCTCAGCCCTTATGGGCCTCGCCGCGATGGCATTGTGCTGGAATGATCGGCTGGAGGTGCTATACGCTAACGCTCAAGCCATCGCCCGCGCCGGCGCCACTGCCATGTTGAACGAATACGAGCGATTACACGGCCCGAATCCCGAGGCGAATTAGCCGCAACAGCCGCCCTTGGTTTCCGGCTTGCCCTTTGGCGGGTCGGGTAACTCCCCGGTGGCCATTCGGATCATTTCTCGTCGCCAGGCTTCATGGTCGGAGTTTTCATCGCTACAGAGCCATCTGTAGCGTTCGTGTTTTGTGGCCCAGACGACGATGTCTAAAGCGTCGATCCAGTTGAGGGAATTCATGGCGTTATCGTGATCGTGTCGCCCCCCGCGTTGAGGAGTGCCCCGAGGTAATTAGAGCACAATGGCCCGCTACTGGGAATCGTGCAAACGATCTGAAATGGCGAGCATTGGACGCTTACCATGTACGCCGGGCTACAAAAATTATACGTGTGCAAAGTGCCGCTACCTTCAAGGCAAATAGCAGGGCTTATCGGAAATTGCGGGTCAGCGTGAAAGGCATAGGTAACGCAACAATTCGTGCCGCTGCTGGAAACCTGGAGAAGGACCGGGATTGGCCCCGCGGAACATGGGCAAGAGTTGCCCGCGAAACCGTAGGTGGCCGTTCCGCTCCAAACTCCGCCCGTATTGGTCAGCGTCCACGTGACGCCCAATGTCATCGAACTCCCGTGGAGTATATTGGGGACGCTGGAACAACCGCAAAGGGTCGCCCCTGGGCAACAACAACCGGCGATGTCCCAGATATTGAGTGGCACTCACGTACAACTCTGCGCGATCGCCGTGTAGGTTGTCCCGTCCGCATTCTGGGCCACCGCGAGCACACGCCCGGCCGTGGTCGCCGATACCATCGCGTTATAGACATCTGCGCCCGTCGCGACGAGGGTATAAGCCCCGGCGTTGATCGCGTAGACATTCGCGGCGACAGGACCACCGGGAGCCCCGACGCCAGGGACGCCGGAAGCCCCGCCGATCGCGCTACCCGGGGCGCAATAGAAGACCCCCAGCCCCGTCGTCGTGATCTCGCCAATCGGTTGCTGATAAAGCCCTCGTATGCCCTGCTGAGCGCCGCGAAGCTGGGGCAAGATCCAATCGACCACCGCCCGGTAGAGGTATTCAACCTTGCCTTCCAGACTGCGAAATTGCCCTTCCATCAGTCGCCGACCATTTCCCCGGGTGTCGTCGCGCTGGCCCCTGCCCCGGCTTCACCACCAAGCCCGGCGCTGGCGCCTTCTGGTGCCGCAGCCGCCTCGGCGGGAGCCGCTTCCAGGTTGCCCTCTTGCGGTTCCGGTGGGCTCGGATGAAAGGCGAATTGCTGTTCGCCGACGCGTTGCTCCATTCGGCGTCGTCGCCGGAGCGCGGCTTGATGCTGCTGGGCGCGATTGAGTGCGCCCATTCGACCCGGAAAGAAGTGCGTTCGCCGTTCCTGCTCGGCCGCTCTCGCAGCTCGAGTTTGTTCGGCCAGCGCCCCCTCGGTCATTTGATTCGCGCCCATGTCGTAGGTCGTTTCGCCCGAGACCGCCGCCATTTCGCCCCAGACGATTCCACGTGCCCCGATCGTCTCACCGCCTTGATACTGGCCGTGCTGCATGTTGGGCCGGAGGAATGCTGCCGAGCTGTAGCGACCCCGGCGGTTGGACAAGTGCAAAAGCGTGCTGTAGCTGGTGCCACTGTTGCCGTTCAAGAAACCAAGCTCCATCGAAACGATAGGCAAATTGGCCGCTTCCCAGCCGGTCGTATACCCGCTGGCCGCGATGTTGACGGAGTTGCCGGGCGCCAGGAATTGCGTCAAGGCGCCGTAATAGGGCAGCGTCCCCTCGATGACGACATCTTGCATCGCGCCGAGCTGTTCCGACGCAAACGTATTCATGTTGGCTTGGTTTGAGTAATCGCGCCAGTCCAGGCAGGTGATCACCTTGGTTCGCTGGATCCCAAGCTGCGTGTAGAGCGTACCGCCATAGGTTGCCGAGCTGGGGGCAAAAGCCGCCAACGTGCCTGTCGCGACCGGGACGAAAAACCAGACATCGGTGGGCCATTGCGGGCTACCGAAAATGGTCTGCACGGGGCGATCGGTATAGATGATTCCATTGACGGGATCGATCGTGATTCCGACCACCGCGACCTGATAGGGCGGGCTTCCGGTCGGTGAATAAAGTACCTGACAGATCGGCGTCGAAGTCATGGTTGCCGAGTTGCCCGCTGCGCCGAGGACCGGATAGGGCCAGGGAAAATACTGCATGAGAGCCTGGCCAATAGCCCGATTCGTCACGAGGTACTTGCGACCCACCGCATTGCAGCCCGCCGTCAAGCCCCAGAGCTGATAAGAGTTGTACCCGGTGCCAGGCAAGGCTTGATCGAGCGTGACGGCGAAGCTTCCGCCAGAAGCGGATTGCGCGGTGCTGGCGACGACCCGCCGTTGAATGATCTGGGCCGAGCTGCTTCCGTAGAGGTCGGCGAAAAGCGTGATGTTGCCCAGTACCCCGGTCGCCGATTGATTCCAGTAATTCGTCGGATAGGCCGTTGAGCTTTGGCTCGACGTGATGTTGACGTGAAGCGTGTCGCTGCAATTGCACGTCCCGGTATCTTGCGCCGTGCCATGTTGTAGGGGCTGGTTCCAACAATTCATGACCCAAGCCGCCTTGGCTGCCGCGTTGGTCATGCCGCCCCACGCGAAATCTTCCTGGATACCGCCGTCGGAAAGCGAGCTTCCCGGCCAGGGCAGGACCTTGAGCATCATCCCCGAAACGAGCGTATTGCCCCGCACTTCGACCTGGGACCAGCAATCGGAATGATCCCGCGTCAGCGAGGGCATTTCAATTCGTGGGTCGGCTCCGATGGTGAGCGTCGTTGCCGCGAACGTCCGGGGGTCGAGAAAGCGGATATTCCCCGAGGGATCGACGTGGACGAAGTGATTCGGGTGGCAACTTTGAATGAATCCCTCAAGGCTTTGGAGGATTCGCTCGCCCGAGATCGAAACGCGGAACGGTGGCGTGATCGTGAGCGCGGCCAGGTCGTTATTCGTGATCGCGGGGAGATTCCAGCCCGCGCTATAGGTGTAATTGCCGATTCCGAGGGCATTCAGGGCCGAGGCATTCTGCGTCATAGTCAGGATGTCGCCGACGATCTGCCCGACGGTCTGACCCGCCCGGGATCCGATGAAGTTCGTGTAGTCATCGCCCGGAATATTCCAGACCGAGGTATCGGTCAGCGTCTCGCTATCCGTCACCGGGATATGCGACGCGCGTTGAATAAGGCCCAGGGCGATGTATTGGCGAATCCAGCCCAGGGCCCTGTCAAAGTGATCGCTGTAGCCCGACACGTCGCCCGTGAACACGAGGACGTTCGGCGTTCCCAGGAGCGTAAGCGTGACGGGTTTACCGTCCCAGGGATCCGGTAGTGCCGCAAGCGTGATCCCGAGACGGGAGAATTGAAGTTGAGGTATGCCGCCCTTCAAGAAGGGCGTTAAGCCGTCGATCTGGGCACTCTTCGCCCCGAGGTTGATGACGGTGCTGGCGATCGCCAGTTGAAACTGAGGTTGCGCCACAAGTCAAAAAGGCAATCCGACGGTTTGATTGGACCACATTTGCGGTTGGGTACCGTATTGGAAAGCTGGGGCCATTTGCTGGAACATTTGACGAAAGCCCTGTTGAGCTTGCCACATGCGGTGGAGTTGTTGAAATAGCGCCTGATAAGCCGCTTGCTGGCGAGTAAGGCCATTTCGCAAGCCCGTGATCATGTCGTCGGCCATTGCTTCGGCTTCTTGCACGTTCGGCGTGCCGAAGCCTTCCCATTGCGTAAGTCTTCTAACATCGGCCAAGGCCATTTCATGCGGTTCTTTTCGGGCGGCTGTTAGAGCTTTACGCCTGGCCATTTCCCGATCATGTATGGCTTTAGCTCTGTCCCGGTCTCGATCTTCAATTTGCCGCGCTGTTTCCTTTGCCCGCTCCTCACCTTCGCGGTCTTTTATCAAGGTTTGCTGCTTGATATTTTCCTGTACCTGAGACAAGGCAGTAAGTTTCTCCATTTCTTGTTTGCCTAACTTTTGTTCGCGAAGTTCACCGAGTTCTCTCATCTCTTTGGTCCACTCCGCAATGATCACGTCGCCGGCTTTCTCAAAGGCTTCACGCAGTGCGCCTTGGGGCAGCGCCTTGCGGATTTTTTCGATCGCGGCTGCCTGGCCCTCGAAGGCCTGGGCCGTTACCAGTTGGGCCGCTTTGATAGCGTCCCCTCGCAATGCTGCGATATGACCCTCCAATTGCGCGATACGGGGGTCGACAACTGGAATAGCGCCCGGCCCAACAGGTTGCGGAATAGCCGCGATGCGCTTGATTTCGTCCTCGGTCGCTTTGATTTCGGCTTCGACTTGCCCGGTAAGGATTTTGATCATCACGTCCCGTACTTCGGGGCGCCGACCCTCGGTCAATTTGACTAGCGCCGCTTGCCTTGTCTTATCATCTTCAGCCTCAAATGGGATCGCTTCGCCCGCTGCCTCTCGTTGTTTTTCTTCTTTGGCCTTTTTCTGTAGCTCGGCTTGCTTCTGAAGCTCTTCAGTGTATTTCGTGACCTCCTCAAGCGTCGGCTTGAGCTTTTCCAGGTAATCGGTGGTCGATTTCGTGACCTCGTCAAGCTGTTCCTTGAAATTCTTTCCTTCCTTGCTTCCGGCCGCGAATTTATCGATCAACAAGCCCAGGGCGACCGTCGCGACCGAGACAACGCCCGTAAGTCCAGCGCCAACGCCCAAGCTCGAGAGTACAACCGGGATGTTATTTTGGATCGCCCCAAGCGCCCGGCCGAAGCCCTGACCACCGGCCAGAACGGACGTGAAATCCTGGAAGGCAAAGCTAGCTTGGAGCGCTCCGCGACCGAGACCCGATGTACTTTGTTCAGCCGTTCCCGCGATCGATTGCAGCGATTCCAAGGATTCCTTGATACGGTTGGTTTCCTTGACGAAATCGCCGGTCGAAATGGCCCCTTTGACCCATTGCTTGTTGAGCTCATCAAGCTCCCTTTGCAATCGGTCAATCGTCTGAACGACGTCCTTGCTGCTGAGCTGCAAGACGTCGAGCTTTTTGGCGACTTCCTCGACATTGGCGCCACTCTGGCCCAGATCGAGAATCAGCTTGATAATCTCGTCGTCAACAGGCATTAGCCATATGTCCTAATCTGGTCGCTCATCCATTCCCGAGCGGCTTCGCGAGCTTCTTTGACGCCCTCCGGACGAACGCCGCGAAGGTCGCGCACTGGCAAGCGAACGGAGTGATTCCGCCCCACTGCCGCCCCCTTGAAATGGGCTGAGAGAAATTCTTTGTTCTTGACCGACACGACTTCCATCCATTCGCCGAACGCCATCCACTTTGTATTGTCGATCCGCCTGAATCCCATCATGAGATTCGTGATCACCCGCGAGAAGGCGCCGCGTGGGGCCAACGGTGGTCCGCCCAGGCGAACGTATTCGTCGTAAGTGAGGTTGTTGTTGAAGCCCGCGGCATGCGGACCAAAACCAGCGAATTTACCGCGTTTCTTGCGTGGATGGGCCGCGTTTCGCTGTTCCTTCGTTGGCTTGAGCTCCTCACCGATCGGTCGGTAAGTGACCGGAATCATCGGAACGTTGTCCTTGTCGAGCCCGGCCATGACACCGCGTATATTGTCGGCGTTGATGATTCTCATCCACGTGAACATGAGCAAGGGCATTGCCGCGCCGGGATTGGTGAGCTTCCGTAATCTCCCCAGGATTCGATCAAAACCTGCTGGATCATATCGGACATTGGACATCGCTTGTCATCCTTACCGAAGCTGCCGTGTCCGTTCGGGATCAATCGACCAGGGAGTCGGCGCCGGGCTAGTCAGGATGCCGACTGATTCGTAGCGACCCGAAAAGGGATTGCCGCTTTCTGGGCCAAGTTCGTTGGAATGGAGCTGCTGATTGACGACAAGCGGTGGCACCGGGGGTGCCCCAGCGAAGCCGCACGTGATCACGAGGGGACCGAGAAAACCGCGAACCGGGACGCTGTTCATTTTTAGCTGCCGAGGTCGCCCATCGTGACGCCCGCGATGTTGCCCCACTGGCTCACCATCGCCGACGAAATGGCCGCGTCATTTTCGCTATCGGTGTCGTTCGCAATCCCGGTAAAGCCCGGGGTTCCAGCGATTGCCCACACGAAGCGGTTGACGTTCGTCGCGCCCCCATCGGCGATTGTGGAGATGGCGAGATCCCACATCTTTCGATCGGCATTCGGGTGAGTCGTCGAAGCTTCCTGCAAGACCTGGATGGCATGAGTGACCGAAGCCGCTTGAATTTGCTTTTGGAAGATCATATCGCCGGTGAGGGCAACGATTTCGTTGAGGGTCATTGGCTAACTCCGTTGAGTGGGCGCAGTGGCGTTGTCCAGGATGAAAGCCTGAAGCGTGGTACCCGCTGGCGTTTGAACGGTCCAGGTCGTGCCGACGATCGCCCATACGCCCGCTTCGACGGCGATTCCGCAATGAAGAGCGTCGTTGGTTGTGAGACTGGTATCGGCGACCCCGCGTACATTCCTCGGCGTCGAAAGCGGCTGGGTCAGGTCGAGCCGAATCAAGCCCCCGGTTGAAATCAGCATCGAGCCAAAATTCGTGGGGAACGTGACGCTCGAGATCGAGCCGACGGAGCCGTTCACGTTGCCGAGGACATTGCCCGTGACTTGAGAGACGATCCCCATGTTGCTACCGACCAGCGCAAGGCCATTCGTTGCACCCGGGGCATTACCGCTGGTGTAAAGGCTCTTGCCGATCGAGCCCAAGGCACTAAAGTCCCCGGGCATAAAATCGGTCCAGATTGCTGTCGCGATCTGGGATCCCGTGAGTTGATTCGTAACGGTTGTTACCGTGGGAATCGTCACTCCGGTTTGGGTCGCTTGGAGCAAGACCTTACCCGACGATACCGAGAGTTGATCGGTGCCCGTGCCGCTGGTCAGAAGGCTTGCGTTCGTGGTGCACGCGGTCGCCGGTAACGCCGTCATCCCACCGTTGATGGCGTTCTGGTTGTCCCAGCCGGTTAGCTCGATCACGAGCGGCGTTTCGGCCATGTTGGTCGCGCCGCGGAAATGGATCGAGACGACCGGGCCATTGCCCGACACCAGCGCGGCGTTCGGGATGTCAAACCGGTAATGGCCCGGCATATGCGTACTGTCGATCTCCAGAAAGCCGCCTGACGTCCACGCTGTCGAGAGACTGGCCAGGGTGGCTAGTGTGATCACGTTTGAGCCCGCCGCCGCGCCACTGAAGCTGTAATAGGCCGTGAGCCCGCTCGTGTTGTAGACAAGCCCGGTAAGTCCACCGCCGTTCGTCTTCGTCGTGTCCTGGATGAACAGGTTAATCGATTGGCTGGTCGCCCCGGCTTTGATCGAGCGGTAGGCCATCAGTTATTAGCTCGCGACATAAAAAACTTACCACCGCTGCCGAGAGCAAGGGTCGCCGGATAAAACAAGCTGCTGCTGCCCAGGGTAGTCTTGTATGCTGCCGAGATCATGAAGAACTTCGCCACCGCCGCGCTGAAGGTCCAAGTTGGAGTAAAACCGGTCGTCTGGTTCAGCAGGTAAGCACAAGACGGGTAAGTATTGGAAATCCCCGTCATCCCGCCATAGCTGATGATTGTTGGCTGGGTAGCCCCAGAAAGACCCATCGCCACGATCAAATCATCCCCACTGACGGTGAGTGCCGTTGTCGATGCAACAGCCGTGGTCGTCGAATTCAAATAGCCGCTGCTATCAAAGCTTGGAACGCCAACAGCAAGACTGAACTCATCAACCTGAACCGCCATGTAGGCAGCGATGCCGTTCGTGAAAACCGTGATGTTCAGTACGCCGCCCGTGGTGATCAGGCTACTTCCAATCAACCCCCAGCCGTTGTTCGATGTATTGAAATTATAATCAACGGACCATGAATTACCGCCGGAGTCGCTGATGAAGGGAGAAGTCGGAGGACCAGCCGCATAGCCAGATCCCGCAAGCACTGTCACGAAGTCGCCAACCGCGACACTGGCACTGAACGTCGTGGATTGCTGAACAACCTGGGTTCCCCCACTGTTGGCAGTCGCTCCCTGGACGTGATTCCAGGGAAAGGGCGCTGGCAGCAAAGGCAAACGAAACGGACTGAGCGCCCGCCGCCGTCGTCGATCGGCAATCACTCGTTAATCCTCAGCCAGCCGGAATAGTTGCCGGTTGCCTGGCAAACGAATTGCAAGACGAAAAATCCGCCGCCTTTGAGCATCCACTCGTCGCCCATCGGGAAGTATTCCGTGAGCCCCATCTGCGGGTTCACTTCGCGGGAATCCTTGCCGACGATCGAGGTCGGCGCGGTTGATGGCAGCGATAGCCACGTTGACTGGAATGTTTCGGTGCATTCGGGCTCAAGCGGCCGAGGTGTCAGTGTTGTTCCGCCCGATCCGCCGCTGGTCGCATCGCAGAATTGCAGGAGCCCGGGCGTACCCGCCGCGTTGAGAGTGCCGAAGAAACCAAAGCCCGTGATCGCGATCCGCTGGTTCGAGGGAGCCGTGCCGCAAAACACGTTGTACGTCGTGCCCGAGGTGAGCGAAATCTGCGCGAAGTTCAAGACACCTTTGAGGTTCACATTTTCCCCCCTTGGTTAAACCCAGAACTGCCGATTATCGGGACGATTCGCCGTCACTCGGCCCGGCAACGGCGCCGCAACAATCGGCGTTTTGTAGGCCACGCCAAATCCGCCCGATTGAATCGCCGCGCTTACCGTAAAACTTGGAGTCACAGAGCCGGTCAAATTCAAAGCATCCATCACATTGATTCCGTTACGCTGCCCGGACGCGAACGAAATTTGATGGCGCATCGTGAAACCGCCGCCCGCTCCGATTACCGCCGCGCCCCCGGTTCCAAACACCCCGCACACCAAATCATTGCCCGCAAGAGTCAGAGCACCGCTCGAGACCGTTCCCGTGTTGCTGCCCCATGCGATATTTGACCCCACGTCGAACGATGCCGAACCCGTGAAACTGTATTCCTCAACTGCCACCGAGGGATAAAACCCGACATTAGGAGTGATCGAAATCGAGAGCGCTCCGCCCGTCGTGAGTAGCGAATGAAACCCCGATGTGTACCAATTCGGGCTAAGGTAATTAACCCAGTCTGAGCTATAGCTATTAAACCCGTCCGAGACCGTAGGACTGAAACTCACACCCACATAAGCGCTGATGTAAACATTGAGCCAATTGCCCGCCGTCGCCGTATAGCTGACAACATAGGCCGAGAATAATTGGCCACCCGCATTGCCCGCCGAGGTACCGCCGACGTAGGCCCAGCTCATGGCGCTGTTTCGCCGCCCAGTAGCCGTTCGGCCAGGGCTATGTCGCTTTCGCTGAAGTCAGGGTTGTCGCCCTTACCTTTTGGCTTTGGGCCGCTTTGGCTTGGAGGTATCGCTCCCATGTTTGGCGGCTGTAGCTGCCTGGGGCCAGGTCGAATCTCAGGGTCACGCTCACGCCGTTTGTTTTCCACCACTGTTGACCCTCGGGGGTTGCCATGATTTCCGAGACTCGTTTCACGCCTTGGAGCCAGTCGGGGAGGATTTCGCGGATCGCCCCGGGAATTTCGCCGTCATAGCCGAATAGGGGCCATGTGTAGTAGCCATTCCGATCTGACGCGCGCATGGCGGCTGTCTCGATTCGATCGACGCCAAGCCGCGTTGCCGTTTCGACCATGCGGCCAAAAATCTCGCGACCAATGCCTTGCCCCTGGAAGTCTTTTTTCACTTCCAAGCTGTTTGCCTCAAGTATGAGCTTGCCAAAAATGTCCCGCTTGATCGTCCTTATCGAACCGTATTTCTTGTCGTTGATATCGAGCATGATCGAGTAACCGATTGGTGTCTTGCCCGCGTAGACATCGACCCTGGCCGTGCTCGTCGCCCCCGTGAGGCTTGCAAGCTCCTGGGTATCGATCGTTCGCCCGAATGTCGCTTTCATTGCGGCATCAACGATCCGCTGAGAGGTCTTGATCGATACCTTGGCCGCTGTGGGGCCAAAGGTCGGTTTCCTCGGCCCCGGCGCAGCCCCGGCAGCCGCCAATGGACCGGGACCACGCCTGGGGCCTTGGGGCCAGGTGTACGCGATGATTCTCTGGTAGCCCGGTCCCGAGATCGGCGAGCGTGACGGGGGAGAGACTGGTCGCCCCGGTGGAGCTGCCCGAGCTGGGCCAACGAAAAATTGCCGCCACTCCTCGGGGGTCATGAGCCCGGTTGTCTCAATCTTGCCTTTACCGGGTGCGCCGAGGACCATTCCGCCCGGGGTGACATACGTTCGCTCGTAGCGACCCACCCGGGGTATTTCGACCGGAGCCCTCACGGGTGGCCCTGGGAGCTTCGTCAAGCGTTCGGGAAGCTTCCCGGCCTTGTACTTCGACCAGTAGGCCCAGGATTGCACCTTGAGGCTTGCCTGGCCATCTGGCGAAAGCCCGATCGTATCCAGCCCCCGGTCGGCGAGATGGCGCAGCGTGACGCCCCACTGTTTGCCCGTCCAGGGGTCATATCTCCAATAGAACTCGGCATGGTCCACGAACGGCTTGCCAGCCAACAAGCTATACGTCCGGCTTTTCTGCCAGCCCGGGATAAGTGCCGGTGCCGCTGGATCGCCTTTGCCCGAAGCCGTCATCGCTGACTTGCGGCGCTTGCGGGTCTTCGCCGCGATCGACATGGTTGTGCCGGTCACGTCGATTCCCGCGAGGATTTCCTTGGCCTTGATCGTGAGCCCAATTTCGACAACCCATGACCAATAGAGCCTGCGAACGTCATCAGGGTATCGCGCCAGGTCGGCTGGCTCGATTCCGCGGATTTCGTAGTCATACTGGCCTGGGATGACTGCCAATAGCGGGGCACCCAATCACGGCGTTGAGCACAGTCGAGACAACTCCAGACGGACCACTTGCTCGGTCCCCAATCCCATAGGAACATCTCGCCGGTGATGACATTGCCGCAGCCCATGCAAATCGTGTGATTGTCGCCGGGCTGGACTCGGGCAAGACGAGGGACACGGGGTTTCATTCACGCCACCGATCCCCCAGCCATGATGACGTACACCGTGATCGTGTTGGCCCCCGGGTCGAAAACGACCGTCTTGCTGGTGCTCGTGATCACGTTGCCGTTGCCGGTCCCGGTCGAAACCGGGTCGTTGAGCATAAACCAGCCGCCGCCATAGCGAGCATAATTGGGGACTGAGCTGCTGCCCGGTATCCAGAGCAAGGGATTGCTCGCCCCCGGATAAATCTTGCAGTCCTGACCCGCCGTCGTGGACGGGTTATAGCAGAAGAAAAAGCGACCCCGCGCGAACGTGACCGATCCACCGCCAGGATCAACAACCGCCGTAAAATCCACCGTCGTTGCCGCCGCCGCAAGCGAGAGTTTGGCCGCATACAGAGTGTCAATCTGCCCGCTGCCCGTGCCGTTACCAAATTGGAGCGTGCCGGGAAGAGTGCCGAGGGCGCTAAGTGTCTCGGAAATCGTATACGGCGTGATGCCGGTCGAGATAAATTCATTGAATGATGCTGTGAGCGTGACCGATCCGGTGACTGTGCCTGCGGACGCCATCGATTATTTCTCACGCAAACGCCAGAGTGAAATCACTGCCCGCGACGGGATCCCACTGGTTGATTTCGGTCGCACTTTGGAAGTATCGCGATGGCATGGTCAGGTCGTCCTCGAACGTCGTGAACACGTTCTGCGCCTTGCAATCCATCGTGAAACCGTGCGTCCCGTTGTTCATCTCGATGCTTACCGCTTCACTCGCGACGCCCTCATAGTGCGTTCGGTCGTCTTGCGTCGAAGGCGGGTAAGCATTGCGGCTGGCGACCGTGGTGGTCCGGCCGAACATTTCGCACGTGTTGAGGAAACGATTGGCGTAAAAGAATTGCGATAGGACATTGCGGCAAGTAATCGTCATCTCGGTAAACTGCGTCCTGACCGCCCCGCCGAAAGTGACGAAGCTTGCCCCGCCGAGGTTGATGAAAGTCTGCCAGTCAACGGGCAAAGTGTTATCCGGTGGCACCGGGAATATCGTGGAAGTCGGATCGATTGAAGAGTCAAAAGCGTTGCCCTGGGGCGTCGATGCCACCAGATCGAGCGTGAGCGTGCAAACTGTCGAAGCCTCGGAAACCGTGAGCGTCCAGCCGGTGACTTGCGTTCCCAGGTAGACCCGCCGCTTGATCGTGCCATCGGCACGCATGACACCGTGGTAAAGACTGCAACTGGCGAGGTTGCCCGGTAATAACGTGGTTGTCCAGGGCGCGGTTTGAGCGCTGTTGATTTGCACTCCCGCCCAACTGAGCCAGAAGGGGCATTGAAGCAAGCTGAGCTTCATTCTGAGCTGACCTGTGCACGCGATTTTATCCGAGGTCTGCGCCGCCGGAATCGCCACGCCGCCGCCGTACATGGTTTGCACGAGGACCGGCCGAGGTCTCATCGTCATCGCATTGTCGCCGTCGAGCCTGGGGCAATAGGCGCTGGCATTGCCGAGACCAAAGCTGGTGGAGGTGGTCCACACAACCGGCGAAGCAACCGGGGTCTTATAGGCGCTCTCTTCGACCACCATGACAAACTCACGCGATGACATCGTAAGCCACTCCTATTGCCCGATGTTGAGCTGGGTTTCGATCTTCGCTAAGCCCCTGCATGACCAGAATGAGGGGTCTTCGCCTTGGTATTGGAGCTGGGAAAAGAGGGGTTGTCCGGTATAGGCGCCAACGGCTGTGAGTGCCTGGACGTTGGTTTGCAGCGTGGCATAGGTGGTGCTGTAAAAGCCCCGCTTCAAGAGCCACCAGAAATTAAGCGGGTCGTTGACGTGCGAACCGCGAATCAGAAAGTCGATTTGCAGGAAGATCACGCCGCGAAAACTGCCTGGAAACAGCCATTCATCCGGGCCATTGGTGGGCGTGATCCGAACGGCGACCTTGCCCGGTGGGCATTGCGCGATACCGAAGTCGGGATGTTGCCCGGGCACATCTTCCCAGGTACGCCAAACGTGCACGATCCGCTTGAGCGTGTTGTCATTCTTGAGGATCGTGACGAACTTGCGATAAACGGCGACTTCGACGCCGTCGTTAACGTCGAGCGTCCCGCCTACGCCCAAAGCGTGTTACTCGATGAGAAGTTGATCGGCACCGAAGCAAGCAGCTTGCCATAGGCGTCAGTCGCCCCGTTGAGGTTCAACTCAGCGGTGTACGTCGTGAGTAGCCGCTGGCATTCGTGACGGTAGCGAGCCGAAAGGCCGAGGTAATGCGTTACCGCCCCGGCTTGAATCAAGGATTCGCAGATTCGGGAGAGGGCGTAGTAAGCGCAAACATCCTTGGTTCGGGTGGTGACGATGAGGGAATTTGTCTTGAGAAGGTCGACGATCCAAGGATTACGAAGGGAAGTGCGCCGAGCGCCGCCGGTATACCAAGCGTCGAGGGCAAGACCATGATAACCGAGTAGTTCGACGTTCCCGCCTCGGTAGTTTCGGATGATGTTCTCATCGAGCCAGTCTCGAGAATCGGCGCATTGATCGAGAAATCCCGTCTGGTTATTGGGGGCGCTGACCTGATCGATCCAGGGCGCAATGCGACGAAGATCATAGGACGTGATATAGGTCGGCCGTAGAAGGGCCGCGCCGGGAGCTGCTTGGAGCGTGACGGTCGAGCCATAGGGCAGGAGCGTTGCCGACCGGCCGCTGCGGGTTGCCGTCGCTTGGATGAAGTAAACGCCGAGAGCCAACAAGGCCATGTCGGAGTTATTGAAACTGATCTGATATTGCGCATTCGTGGCATCGATCCATGTCGGCGGCGTAGAGAACGTAATGAGACTCACATCTGAAGCCCCCGACCAGAGGTTGGCCGAGAGCGTGTCCGACGACAGGAATTGCCCGACCGGGACGCTATCGTCCGGGTTAAGGGCTTGCAACTGCCAGTCAAAGCTGGTGCCTTGCTGGAGATTGAGATTGAGCGCCACTCAGAACGCCGATTCGTAGATGACGTTCGTGAAATTGAGCGTATTGGTGGCCACGCTGAGCACGATGCGCGTATCGAGTAGATAGGCGGGCGTCAGATCAAGCGCGACCTGGGTTGCCGGTGCCGGGGTTCCCGCGACGGTTCCATTCATGATCGGCGGGTTCAGGATCGCGCTGAGTGCGCCAATCGAAACGGTGCCGAACGTGTCCAGTAGCCCCGTACCGCCAGGGGCGTTGGCCGCTTTGCACGTGATAAGAACCGAACCGTTGAAACCAACATTGGTCTGCGACGCCGCCAGCGCGATTGCCGACGAGGTCGCGATGATGTTGCTCCCGAGCTGGATCAAGAACGTGACATTGCCCGGGGTTCCTGACGTCGTGACATAGCCCGCGAACCAGATTTGGATGGTGCGACCGGGGACGTTGAGAAGCCCAGCGAACAACGCAGGACCACCAGCGCCGCCGACCGTATTGAGAATCGACGAATTCGCCGCCGCCGTGATCGTGCTTTTCGTGACCTGGGAATAGATGTAGCACGGCTTGATGCGGGTGAAGGCTCCGTCTTGCACCGGGGTTCCGCCGTAGATGTTAGTCAGCTCATCGAAGTTGAGAATCATGGAGCGACTTCCTTTCAGGTGAGGATCAACTGGCCAAAATCGGGACGGATAACGCCCAGGGCGTAGCCGTAATCCACCGTGACGAATAGCGCCTGGTAGATGTGTTGATAGCTGACCATGACGCGAAGCGGAATCCCCATCAGGTCGATGTAGGTGAGGTCAAGAACCCTCTGGGCTTCCGGTGGCGTCGCAATCGGCCGAAGTGCCAGGGCGATCGCATATTCATGAAACGCCAGGCTCGTATATTGCTGCGCGGTCGCCGTTTGGCCCGCGCCGTTGGCGGTTGATGCCGCGACCGTCGTTAGAGTCAAGCTTGTCGCACTGCCGATCGAGAGGACTTGGTAAGCCGTCGCGGTCGAATCGGCCGAGAATTGTAGCCACATGCCCGGCGTCAGGGCCGTATTGAACGCCGTGCCGCTGCCGGTGACAGTCGCCGAGCCGGTTGTCACCGTGACCGTACCAACAAGGTTCACGATCCGCCGGGCCGTGGTGTAGCTGTTCTGACCCGCGTTGGTCGGAGTGACGCCCGTGTAATTGGTCGACAGCGTCAACGACGTGTCGCTCGCAATGGCACTGATGAGATACTGCGTCTTGGTCCCATCACAGCCGAAGACAAGGTATTGACCCGTCGCCAGGTCACTCGTGAACGCCGAGGCAACACCCGTCACGGTATTGGAGCCGTTGATGGGCTGTACCTGGCCGTAGATGACGGAGCCCGACAGCGTGGGCATTTGCTGGTCCCACACTTGGTTAAACCGGAAAGCGTCAGCCAGATCGCCGCGCTCTCGAGCTGCCTGGGCAATCCCGATACCGACGATGTTCTCTTGCACCCACGCCGAATCGACGAGCATGTTGCGATAGACGGCGTTGTGCGTCGCCAAGTGCAGCATGCTTTGATCGTCGGGAACCTTCTGGTCCTGCAGATTCGACCAAGCCGTCGAAGCGTTCGGCACCGTGACTTCCTGGAACGTGCCGCCAATGATGGGCGCATTGGCGTTGAAATTGGCCGTGGTGATGAGCGCCGCAATCTGGCCGTTGAGATATTCCCTGGCCCGCTTATAGAGCGGATCAAAAAACTTCTGGGCCAGGTCGGTCGCCGTTTGCCACTGCTCAAAATCCTGGAAGAGCAAGCCCTTGCCAATCCGGTTTTGAAACACCAACGGGATGTAATTGGGCGCAACCGGCGTCCCGCTCAACTGGCCGTTGCCAATGTTTTGCATGGGGCCGACGTCAGGGAAGTAGACATCGATGGTCTTACCGACCCGTGCGGCTTCGGATTTGACGTCTTTGTACACACGTTGCAAGAGGGCGGTCTTCCCGACTTTCGCCGCGTTATATTCGCCCGCCCCGGCGATCAAGGTCTCGAAAAATGCAGTGAAATTGTTGGCCACTGGCTGGACTCCGATCCGTTAGCCTGGCGGCTTGACCGACGGAGATTGAAAGTGACGAGAAGAAACGAAGGGAAAAGAAAACTGGCGGCTTTGGGATTGGCGGCTGGCGGCTGGTCACATGGCTTCGCGATCAGGCAATGCGATCCGCCCCTCCTTGGCGGCTGCAAGGATCAATTCCTTGTTGCGCGGATCGAGCATGAACTTGGGGTCGGCGAGTTGCTTCTCCGTAAGCCTTATGCCCGATTTTCCCCGGTCAAACGTACTGCCGCGATCAGGCGCGGGGACACGCCGCGTAGCTGGAGGGACTTCGCCTGCGTTGTCCCCGCTATCCTGATCGCTGCTCTCGAAGAACAATCCTTTCTTCGTGCGGAGCCCTTCGAGAAGCTTCTGCATTTCGACCTCATCGACCTCATCCTTGTCGGCCTTCCAGCCCGAGAGGGCGAACAGGTCGTCGATGCCTTCGGGCTTGACCTTGGCCGCGCTGGCTAGGCGGCGAAAGGCGTCACGGTGATTGACACTGCGAAGCTGTTGCTTGAGGTCTTCATTCTCGGCCTTGATGGCATCGACGCCTTCCGAGAGCTTCTTTTCCAGCCGTTCGACCTCTTTCTTGAGCCGGGCATTGTCCTTGCTCGACTCAAACGCCCGCGCCTTGTAACGCTCTTCCAGGCTGGGTGGTGCTGTTCCGGTCTCGGTCGCTTTCATGGTATCAATCCGCTGTGGTTAAACACCCGCCGCCTGGTGACGAACGGCGGGTGCTGAAAGGAGTGGATATCGGCAGTCTCCCCCGGCTTGCTTCGCTCGCACCATCGGGGAGCCGGGCACCCCGGGTGATGGTGTATCACGTCTTTTTCGCCGTTGATTCCGCAACCCGCATGGGGGTAGCCGCGAAATCATCGGGATCGACTGGGGTGTAGACCGTAACGCCGGGCGGGGTCGTCGAGTTGTCGATGACGACGGCTGGGCCATTGGCCGAGAGGTCGTCATGCAAGGCTTGGTTCGCCGCTTCCATCGTTTGCGCGGCTTGCTGTAGAGCCGCGACAGAGACATTGGCTTGAGTGGTCGCGGCATCAAAGGCCGCTTTGGCTTGGTTTGCGGCATCAATCAGTTGCGCGGTATCCATGAAACATCCCCCAAAAAAGTTGCCCACCGATCACCCCCATGCGACCCGGGTCAAAAGACCCGCCCCTCGGCAGGAACGGGGCGGGTGCGCAAAGCACTCACTCAGAAACTCCACTGGCTTGCTACCCTCGCACCATCGGGGAGCCAGCCGCCCCGGGTGATGGTGTATCGTTATTCCCATTCCAATTCTGCCAACTGCTTGCCCAGCCGCTTGTAATAAGCGATCTTCGCTTCGAGTTTTCGCATCTTGCACTCGAGCACTTCCTGATTCTCAGCCAGGAGGACTTGAGTCACGTAGTCTTCGCTCCCATCGCTGAACGTCGCCGCCTTGTAGGCTTCCTGACAGGCTCGGTGCACCGCGATCAACCGCTCGAGCCATTCCCCGAGCGCCGTCATCGGGTCATCTTCGACGCCTTCGAGCGTGCCCCCGACTTCGAATATCCGATCGAGCACGACCCGGCGCCGGTCGCGGCTGTGATTGACCGCTTTGTCGAACCGATCCGCCAGGCTATCCCGCTCGGTTGATTCGAAATAGTGCTCTTCGAGATGAGCCCAGTGAAACAGGTCGGTTTCCAGCTCGTAGATCCGGGCCAGGGCCGCGATGCTTTCGGGGCTGGCTTGCATCACCTCGGGGGTGTCGTCTTCGGGGTTGCGGGGGGGCATTAGGACTCCGTTTTCATACTCAAGGATAATGGTACTTGCGGTAGGCTAGGCAGTCTAGGTAATATATCATTACTGTGCCGAATGGAAGTCCGTTCGGTCAATCCCACGTGCCATATCCATCGGAATACACATCATGAGAACTAAGGTTGAACCACGCGCCGAGAAAACTCCCGAGGAAACCGATCTGGAGCTTATCGGCCACTTGCGCCACATGGGCCGGAATTACGAGCCGACCAGCGCCGAGGGGCGATTGACCGATCAAGCCATTAGCCGCCTCCGGCGATTGCTCAAGGATGAGCAAACGAGGGATCAACTTCTCCAGACAGTCAATCGGGCTCAAGATATCGCCACTGGACAGTTGCGACTTGCTCAAGATGCCTTCGAGGTACTGCGCGATCAGATCAAGTTCCAGAAGTCACTCCAGTCGAGTCAATCGACCGAGCTGCTGCCGCCGAATGGCCACGGCGACCGAGACGAAGTTGCCGAAGATGGCAAGGGCGAGTAATCGGTTGCGGCGCGCTGTTAAACTTCTGCTTTGACAGCGCGCCATCTTTCATCTGGAGGTTGCGATGCTTTACAAGATCAAAGTCGATTCGATTCGTGAGAATCCGTATCAACCCCGGAAGAACATGGATGGCGAGTCGATCAAGCTTCTCGCGCAAGAGATCAAGAAAATGGGGCTTTGGAGTAGTCCCCTGCGCGGTCGAGAGCGTGATGGCCATATCGAACTGTGCTTTGGTCATCGGCGGCTTGCGGCTATAAGGCATTTGGGCTGGACCGAGGTCGAGATCGATATTGTTGATCTCTCCGACGTTGAGATGGCGTTACAAGCTCTCATTGAAAATTTGCAGCGAGAAGGATTGGACGAAGTTGAGCGTGCTGACGGCATACTAAAATATATGGAATTGAAGACGGGTACTGAAAATCCTTCCGGCTTGCCGCTATCTGAGCGAAGACCCTGGATAACCGCAAGAAGGGAATTGGCTGCAATACTTGGTTATAAAGACGACCAACAAATTAATATATATCTCAAGATCGCCGCGTGGGAGGAAGAGGAAAAAGAGCCAATTAGAAACCGTAAAATCGCTGCGCAGACTGCTTGTGAACTGAAGCGGATTGCTGGAATACAAGCGATCCATGTTGGGGCGGAACGGGGAATCAAATTCGACACGGTGAAGAAAATCAGTAAAGAAGTCGAGAAAATCGCCAACTTGCAGACGAAAGATAAGGTCAAGGCTCAGATTGCTACCGGTAAGGTTTTCTCTCCAGAAGAAGTCATTGAGGCATCGCGCAGAATCCAAGGTGCATTGAGTCGCAAAACTTACGTGCCTCCGGATTTGATCCAAGTAATCGGCGGCTGGACCGAGCGAGCAATCCGGTGGGCCGATGAATTGGAGCAAGTAGCGCCCTATATCGAATATATCGACAGCCATAAAACGGCAGCCGCAATGTGGCGTGAAGCGGTAACTAACCTGATCGACAAGTTGAAAAAGCTCATGTAATCCCCGACGTGGAACCGCGATCCATCGCAGCCCCACCGCCGAGAGAACAGCCCGTCAGAGGAGGACCAGGCCGTCTAAGCAAGCCTGCTGACTCGCCGCCGCCCGCGAGCCGACATGACCCGCCACAGCAGGAAGATGACGCCCATCGAGATCCCAAGCAGGATCACGGCCGAGGGCTCACTGACCGCCGCCATCGGCACAATGCCATTCGCGGAGACACCAGCGCTTTCGATCGAGCCTGTGCCGAAGACCGGGGCTTGATCGCTGGTGTAGCCCCAGAGTTCGGATCGGTCGCCGAATCCCACGCCCGTCCCGAAGAGAGCTACCAGAGACGTCGTAGTCAGACCGACGAGCGAGGGATTGACCAGACCGACCTCCAAAACGGCTGCCGCCTCGGCCTGGACCGCTCCCGAAGCAAAGGGAGAGATATTCCCGGGCGTTGCTACCAATGGCCCCAAAGAATGCTGACCGGGCGTCGTTTGCGTGAACCCGATGCCGCCCAGGAATCCATCGCCGGTCACTTCGCCCGGATTGACCCCGACCGAGCTCGAGCCGATCGAGCCGCCAACCGACACGTCCTGGAAAAGATAGAGGTACCTGGACGTGATGCTAAATCCGTCGGCTGCCAATTCCCCGTCGATACCGGCGAGCCCGGTACCGTAGTGATCGCCCAGGCTGCCGCCCGAGGTGTCGAACACGGCAGCGTTGATAAAGCCTCTCGTTGCCCCTAGCTCGGGCTGCGTGTTGCCCGATGACGCCAGGATCGAACCGGCTTGAGCTGTGGCCCCAAGGGCCATTAACGCAATCGTGGCAAGAAGCGTCTTTCTCATCGAAGATTCTCCAGGATGGTGAAACGAAGCAATCACGTTGCTAGCTCTCTGATTCCTCTTCTTCGACCTCTTGATTCTTCTGCTTGGCTTGCTGCCCAAAGTAGGTCGCCTGGCCGTTTTGCTCTTCATCGGCCTGGCCGTTCTGCGCTGCCATTCCAGGGTGCAACTCACCGGGGATTGCTCGATTGGGCAGGAGCGCTTGCACTTGGGCTTCCTCCTCGGCGACCTCTTGGATTCGCTGGATGGCTTGCTCCTCAGTCAGCCCAAAGCGCTCTTGACAGACATCGACCCTGCTCTTGATCCCCTGCGCAAGCTCCCAGTCGTCGGCTTGGTCTCTCTCGGGGCTGGGTACTGGAATACGGGGTTCCGGCCAGGAAAGCAGAAGCTTGAGCGTATCGGCCGCTGTCACGAGGTCGGGCTTGCTGTAGTGGTTCCCCATGCACCGCAGCATGATTTTGGCTACCTCGCATTCGGCCCACTGGTAGACCGGTCTTCGTTGCCTGGCCCGGGTCAGCAAAGGGAAGGCCCTGATGATGATGCTTATCCCCGAGGGTGCATCGCTGTAATCCAGCCGTAGAGCCGCTGGCGGTAAATCAATCGCCTCGGCGAGCTGCCCCATGAAGTTGTGAAGATCGTTCCACGAACTATCGACGTCGATCGTCGCCTGGAGGTATCGAACGTCCGGGGCGCCTTGCGGTGCGTAGCCGTCGCCCGTATAGCCGCCGGTGCCAGAGATGAGCCGTAGAAACCGACCTGGACCGACCTCGGGGTTGTACTCGCTGCCGACGTTCACAAAGATGCCAATCGGCATGCGGTATTTCTTGAGGGCTTCGGCTAGCTCGCTCAAGCTGTCGTTGATTCGCTTCTCACCCCGGCGCAAGAACGTTCCTGGCCCCGGTGTCCAGAACCTTCTCACCGGGGCTTCATAGTGGACGAATGCAAACGGCAAACAGCCATAGGTGTTTTCCTCGGGACCGCCGAGCCGATAGGCCGTGATTTCAGGATTGCCCGGCATTCCCGGCTTGCGCGTGACGAACGTGTGAACCTCGTCGTCGAACCAGAGTCGATACCGCGTTTGCTCGTCGTACTTGTCGATGGTGACAACCGCGAAGGCTTTTCTCTGGTCATTCGGATCGAGAAAGACCGTGAATTCATCCCTGCCCCAGATTTGCAAGTCGATCGGCTTGTCGGGCAACTCCCCACCGCTCGAGTCCTCGGTCGCGCAGACCTGGATCGCGGCCACGTTGTTTAAGGTGCTCAGCTTCTCGCATTCGTTCATCACGGCGTCGATGTGGACCTGCTCATAGACCTCCATCAAGAAGTCATTGAGATAATCGGGCTCTTGCACCGAGCGTTGCGGGCCAGGGTTGTAAGTGTGCTGGCAAAGCCTGTTGACCGCTTGCCGCGTAAAGCCTGATGTTCGCTTGGGTCGCCCCGCATAGTCGAATTCCGTTTCCGCTTCCCGGCGTGGTTCAAAGCCCTCGGCTTCGAGGTCATAGAACTGCTGATTCTCATAGGCATCGGCGAGTTCTGATCTCTCGTTGCGCAAGCCCTTCTCGACCTCTTCGATAATGGCGGCTTTATCGAGAGTCGGCCCAATCGAGGGCGTCATCGGAAACGGGAATAGACGGGGGGTCTCAGCCATTTCTCAGCATTTGCTCATGGATTTCATTCCACTGAGCCGCTATCAGGACGCACTTCCGCAAGTCACTGACAACAAGCGCGGCCTGTTCGCCAAGCACGCAAATCACATCGATTCGCCAGTCGGCCGTGCCGTAAAACCGACGGTTGTTAAACAGCGCCGCTGCGCTTTCGGCGGCTTCAAGATCAAGACAAGGGGTCTCAGCCATTTATCTCTGGAATCCCTTGCAAAACCGCCGTCGGTGCCGCCGACCCCGGCCAAATTGCACCATCGTCCAGGTTCGCCGAGGTCTGACCGTGTAGCGCTGGGATCGAATGCGGCAGTAGATCATTCGGGTGGCACCGACTTGCAATTCCCGAGATTGGCCGATGTCTCGACCGCGCCCTCGGTCTCATCAGGAATCGGCTTGGGCATCCACTTGCAGATTTCCGCCTCAAGGTTCTGATTGAAGATTCGGGCTTCGTCCAGAGTCAGCATGCAAGGGATGACGATCGGGCCAATTTGCAGCCCGATCCGCACATAAGGCCGACCATCGGCCAGGTGCCCGCCGTCGATGCCGTAAGCGACGAGCTGGCCGCTTTGCATGAGCATGGGGACAAGGCTTGCGATGTCGATCTGCACCGGGCTTGTAGGCACTGACAAGATTCTTGGATCTTGCTGCCGTTGGTGCTCAAGCTCGGCCTGGCGTTGTTTCAATTGGCTTTGTCGGGACATGGGGAGTCCTTACGTTTTTCACGGTGTTTCTTCCGATGTCAATCAAAAGCCCAAGTTTGTATCAGAGCGTCAAAGCGATCGGGGCTGCGTCCCAGCTCGGCGCAGTGGTCTTCTTTGCTCATGAGCTGCACTTGATTCCCGACAAGCTCATACGTCACGACCTCGAGCTCTTGCCGCAACTGGGGCCATTGTGCCCCGTGAGGGATGTGAAATGGCTGTTGCTTCGACGCCAATTGCGACGAGGTATCGGTCGACCAATCCGGATTCATCCGCGTGCGGAGCCGCCACGCCGCTTCGCCCCGGAGATTCGTGAATTCCCTGGGATTTCGGGCTCTTCCTGCCCCGGCGTAGGGGATGGCGTCGTTGATTCCGTTGGCGGCGAGATGGTGTCTGAAGTCTCGACCGACCCCGATTCGGTCGTAGGAGCTGCGGCTTGCGGGAATGTGCCACTTGCGGAGGCTTGCCGCGAATCTTGCAGCAATTTCAGGCAAGCCAAGAGAGTTGCCGGCGTCGATTTCGAGGATACCAGAATCGTCGCGTACAACGATGCAGTAGTCATCACGTCCGACCCCTTCACTTATGTCACATCCCTGTCTTCGTGTCTCATTGAGAGGGCTAAACGGTCCCCTGATGGGATTGCCAGCGGCGACACAACGATCGATCCAAGAAAGTGGGATAAGTCGCCCTGAAGACTCGCTCGGCACAATGGCGTCGATGTGGCAACGAATCCAAAACGAATCGCGGCCATACTTGCGGTAGCACGCCTCGATGAAAGTTTTATCCGCCAGCCCAACCGGGCTTTTTTGAAGATGGGCATGCGGGCTAGCTGTACTCGGGATGTGAATGGCATTGGTGGCATACTCATCGGGAATCCCGTTGAGCTTGTCCTCGTGGGCTTGCTTGATCAGCCGAACGAATCCACCCTCGGCGCGGAGCGGGTTGCCGGCGGCCAGCAACCGGGTGTAATTCAGGGATTCGATCGCATCCCAGATTTCGTCTTCGACCCCCGAGGCTTCCTCTACGATCACAAGAAGATTCTTGTTGTGTTGACCCGACGCCCTTTCGACCGTCGTCGTACTGTAGCCCAAGGCGCCCCAGTCGCCCCGCATGGTCAAGCGCAAAGGGGAACACCGGATACCCTGGCTCACGGCCATGCGCTTGCAAAACGGGCTATTGCTGACGGCCCGCCGCACTTCCTTCCAGGTGATCGAGCCGAGGACCGTTTGCGATGGACCGGTCACAATCACCAGCGAATCGGCACGGGTCGAAAGCCACCTCGGGATCTCCCCACCAATCAAGTAATCCTTGCCGACGACATTCCCGGTGTAAGCGGCAGTGCAGCGAAACCGATCGAGTGATTGCGAGATACGCCGCTGGCCAGCCCAGTAGGGCAGCCGCCGGAGAATCGCCGAGTTGAACAGGTCGCCGTCGTCGTAGCATCGGGCTAGAAGCTTGCGTAGTCGCTGCCGCGGCTCTATTGCGACCGCGCTCAAAATTCGATCGTAAGCTCTTCAAGACCGTAGATCGTGTAAACGGTGTTCCTGAATGACTCATCGACAATCTGGTCGTGGTCGCCACCGGGATTGCCAACGGTGCTGATTCCCGTCACGCCCTTGTACGACACGATCATCGAGCCATTGAGCTTCACCAGATCGTGGCACTTCGTGACGGTGATATGCCGGGCCGCTTGCTTCTGGAGTTTCTCATGTTCGGCAAACAAAATCGCGTGAGCACATTCAAGCCTTTCATACTGCTGCTTGTAATGTTCCATGAGCGAACGGAAGCGCTCCGACTCTTCCTCAAGCTGCCAAAAGCAGCGAGCCAGGTCTCGGACGGCTTGCACCGCTTCATTCCGTGACAGGTTCATTTCAAGCTCGTTAGGCGTCATTCTTCTCTCTCTTTGAGTCTGTCTTGGGCGATCGCTTCGGATTCGGCGACCTCATCGGCCAGATTGAATTGATCCTTATCGCCTTCAAGCTTCTGCTTGAGCAATTCGACCTTGAGCTTTTCGACTTTGCGGTCGTGCCGATTGAGCCAGCCGTGATACCGCCCCAGGAGCTGAAGAGCCGAAACGGGGTCATCGCGATCGGGCTCGCGCCGGGCAAGGTCGGATAAACGCGCCAACCATTCGTCGCGCTGCATGGCTGACTTGCGCATCGCTTCCGCGATGGCGGCCTTGATGGCAGGTTTTCTAATGTTCTCGCATGCGATGACATGAAGCACGTGAGGACTGCCGGAATACCCGGCGAGCCTGGCCGCCTCAACTCCATTGCCCTTGGCGGGTCCAAGGTACGCATCGATAAATCGTGACTGCTTAACCGTGAGTGGTCGCACATATGCTGCTAGTCAGATGGTGGGCCGCTGATGGTGAGCATGATTTGTGTATATGCCAATCGCTCGATTGTTGCGGCGGGAATCTGGGTGATACTTCGACTGACAAGCCGACCATCGGGAAGCTTGCGGCAAGTCTTGTTGCCCAGCCAGGCCAGGAGCCAGCCCTTACTCGCTTGCTTGATCTCGTCGGCTTTCTTCATTTGCTGCTTGGCATTGATGTACAGATTCACATGCTTAGTTGCTTCGACGGCTGTACTGGCCTTGGCAGATTTCGATGCCGTAACTTTTTTCGTCATGGTGTAAGTGCCCGGCTTGACCCCCGGGCTGGGTGGCAAACCAGCGCCGAAGCGCTGGCGAGCCTGGTTACTTTTGCGGGCTGGGCAATGGTGGCAAGGGAACGGATTCACGAGTGGGCGCGACTGCGGTTGCGACCGGGGTTGTCATGGTTTGCTGCACTGGCACATATTGCAATGCATATTGTTGCACCGGGAGCTGGGGCAGCGCGTACTGCTGGACCGCGTACTGCGGTACCTGGACCTGGGGCAGCGTGTATTGCTGTATGGCGTACTGAGGCGCGGCGACCTGTTGCACCGGGAGCTGGGGCAGCGCGTACTGCTGTACGGCGTACTGAGGCGCGGCGACCTGTTGCACCGGGAGCTGGGGCAGCGCGTATTGCTGCACCGCGTATTGCGGTACCTGGACCTGGGGCAGCGTGTATTGCTGTACGGCGTACTGAGGCGCGGCGACCTGTTGCACCGGGAGCTGGGGCAGCGCGAATTGCGGCACGGCCATTTGTGGCGCGAGCTGGGGCATCGCCGCCGCTTGCACGGCAATCCCGGCCTGTGGTGCACACGATGCCGCGATCCTGACCGGCGAGCTATTGATGACATACTGCCTGGGGATGCGCTCGAGCAACCGGCCGAACGCGGCGAGCGAAAGCGAAACCGGACCAGGGCCAATGCTGTACTGTCGGCTCGAGTCCAACGGACAGGGCGCTGCCGTGGTCGATGCCGAACTCATGATGACTTGAGCGCGGGTTGTAGCGGTTATGCCGATTAGCGCGACGGCGACTAGCGATATTCTAAGCATGGGGTTCCGATAGCAACGGAGAAAAAAACAACGATCTTCAAGCATGGTCGTTACCTCACGTAATGGGGAGTTGAAAAGCTGACTCATGAGGTATCGGCCGAATATCCGATTGAGTTTGACAGTCGTTACCCGCTGGATTGCTGACTGAAGCCTCGGCGGCTTGGCCAACCGCCCGAGGCTTTTTCTTGCGCTTGTACTTCTTGGGCCGCTTTTCGAGCGGAGCCGTGACGCCCACCATCCAGACGATATGCCCGGTCTTGGATCGCATCGACCGCACTGGAAATTCGCAGCCATCCGGCAGCAACATCACTGAGCCAAATAGCTCACCGCCCCGTTCGATCCGCTGAAGATCGGGCGAATGACCTGACCTGGATAGGCCCCGTCGGATCGTCGCCTTGATCCACAGCCGGAAAAAAACGCGGTATTCCGCATCGGGCCAGGCATCGGGGTTCCAGGTCTCGCAGCCCAGCAATAAGCCGAGGTAAGCATCCTGGAGCACATCCTCATAATCGACATGGATACGCCTGGCAAAGGCTCGAAAGCAGAGCGCGATCGACCGGGCGAAATCCCCGTGCGCAAGAACAAAGTCATCGCGTTTTGCAATCGAATCAAATGCTGGTGACACGCAGATATGACGATTATAGGGATCATTTCTATTTTGCCGCCGATACAAGATGCACAGCCGGAAGGGCGCATGCTAGTGATTTTAGGGGATTTTCCGGGGATTTTAACCATTATAATGATTATAGACGTTACGGCCTTTATAAGCTTTGCATAGTTTATCATGCATAATGGCGAACCATGTGGAATATTATAAAAAGGGGGATTACACCAGGAATTCACAACGCGAGGGCACCATGTCGCACGACTTCCTTTCGACCGGACAAATCTCTGAATTGACAGGTGTTAAAGTGACTATAATTCAGAGACAATTCGACCGAGGTCTCTTGAAGGGATTCCACGTCCCGGGGAGCAATCATCGCCGCGTTCCGGTCGCTAACGTGCGCGAATGGATGGTTAACCTCAACATACCAACAGATAAACTTGATAGGCTGTATCCACATCTTGTTCCACCGAAACCCCTTGAAATACAGCCCCAAACCGATGTCGAGACTCCGGATTCCGACGATAGTGAACACCAAACCGCATAATTTTCATTACTGGTAATTAAGAGGTCAAAAGGCCGACTTTACGCCGAAATTACTACCGGATATGCTGTCGTTTTCGCTTCAGGTAATAAGTGCGTCTTTCCGAGAATTTTCATGGAAAACTTGAGTTGGGATGATGCCGTCAAAGGCTTTGATTCGTACCTTGAAGTCGAAGAAAGGAGTGAATGTACACGTGCCGTTTATCGGCGAGAATTACGACTCTTTTATGGCTGGTTTTTGACTGCGTATTCTGAGCCCCCTCAGATCAGTGACATCATCGAATCAGAATTACGTGATTGGAAGCAATGGATGATCGGCAAGAACTTCAAGCCGAACACCATCAATCTCCGACTTCGTTCGATGAAAGCATTCCTACGCTGGGCCGTCGATGAAAAGATGACGATGCCGATCAGAATGCCGAGAGCGGAGAGAGAGCAAGAGAAGCGACCTCACTGGCTCACGATCAGTGAAGAGCATCGACTTGTGCGAGCCATCGAAAAAGATGTGCAACACAAGCGGCGACCGGTCCGGGATCTCGTAATCGTCACCGTCTTATTGCGGACCGGGATCAGAGTCGGCGAGCTGGCCGCAGCGAAATGGTCGGACGTCAACATCCAGCAAAAGGTCGGGAGTCTGATCATAAGACGAGGCAAAGGCGCCAAGCGTCGAACGGTGCCGCTCGACATTCTTTGCCGGGATGCACTCACCCGATTGGGCTACGAGCGTTATCGCAACAAGGAGCTGCCTATCATCAAAGGGCCACACGGCGCCCTGACGGTCCGCGCGATTGAGGGCATCATTCTCAATCTACGCTGGTCGGCGAAGCTGCCCGAGCTGAAATGTCATACACTTCGCCATACGTGTCTACGCCGATTGATCGAGAGCGGCGCCAAGCTTCAAGAAGCCGCACGAATCGCTGGCCACACCAGCATCAACACGACAACGCTTTATATCTTGCCCAATGAAGCCGACCTCCAGGCCGCTGTGGATCGGCGAGCCGCTGGCGAGTACCGCGATACACGAGAGCTTTCGGACGAAGGCTAACCCGCCGCCTTGAGGATTTTCCGGGCAAACCGCCGAGCTTGTTTCCTGCCAAGCTCAAGCCACATAAAGTTAGAAATATCGATCAATACCGTACCGTCGGGCTGGTCTTCGACCGAAAGGACGCAGCTTTTAGGTGAAGATCGTTGTTTTTTTCTCCGTTGCTATCGGAACCCCAAACCTGCGCAACAGCCCCCTGCTCTCTCACGCCGAGGCAGGGGAGGTGTACTCGCGCGCCGTCAAAGTCGATAGCTCCAGATAACACCAGAGCCCGCTTTCCGAGCGCTGGAGGCGTGACCCCTTGCGATCCACGAGGACGTGAGCGGCGCTTGGGGGCGGGCTTAGGAATGAAAACCGGAGAGGCTGGCAGAGCGCAGCCCCTCCGGCGGTGAGTCTGAACGGTTTCCCAAAAGGCTCCTCTGCAAGATCGTCCGTTCCGGCCGATTTGCAACTCGAACCGGGCGGCGGGACTCTTCGTGCGGTTTAAGGGGTTCCGTTCACGCCTGCCATACGCCGCATCCCGAGCCCCATCATCAAGGGGGCATGAAAGGTAGTTTATCCTATGAGCCCACCCCTAAGCAACCGAGCGCGGCGAAATTCGCCGAGGCAACCACGATCACTCTTCATCGGGGAAAGCCCCTTTCAATTTGCCGGGGGCCAAGTCGGTGTAAAGCACCGTTGTCTGGATGCGGCGGTGTCCAAGCCAATCCTGGATGAGCCTCATGTGGGTTCCCTTGTCCGCCATGTAAAACCCGCAACCGTGGCGCAAGCAGTGTGGATGGATCGGCCGTTTGATCCCGGCAACCTTTCCCGCGCGTTGCACGATGTCGAACCACGTCCGCCGTGCGATTGCGTTTCCCTTCTCCGACAGGAACACGATTCCCTCACGCCTCGGCTCCGGCGTGAGCTTCTTGAGTGCCTTGACTTCCTCGACGGTGATGTCATGGATGGCCCGCTTCCCCTTCTTCGACCGATAGCCCGAGGTCGTTCTGGATCTTGACCCGCTCCGTAAGTTCCACATTTTTCGTCGCCACTCGTTTTTTCTTCATGGTCCCCTGCCCTCTTGACTTCCTGTGCAAGAGTTGACCTCAAACTCTATGCAACCCGCAAATCATCCGGCGCTTTGGTCCCTCGGAATTGAATCGCCATCGACCCGAGGAATGCTTGGAGACAAACCGCGACGACGTGGGAGCGGTCACAGCGATAACGGACCGAGTAGGCAGCGAGCTTTTCCGCCAATCCCAGGGGCAGGTAAACGGAGACTTTGACCGTTTGTTCCGTTGGTTCCGGTGGCGTGGTCTCGCCGGTCGCTTCTGTCGGCTGGATGACTTCCGGCTTTACTTCATCGGGCTCACGTAGCTTTGGCGACATATGTCACCCCCTTTCAAACGATGTGATCGGCGGGGGCGATGGCTGGACATTAGTCATTCGCCAAGGTGTCATCGTCGACGAAGACGACTGCGCGGAGTCGTTGCGCAATCTGCCCTAACGGAAAGTCCCACTTATGCCGAGCCCAGAAGCCTGCGCAACAGGCATCTTTGGAATGGTGACATATTCGATGACCCTTGAAGCCCATATAGGGGTCGCGAATCGCATCCAAGAGTCGCTTGATATCTAGCGGGCTCGACTGCTTGAAGATGCATGTTTTGCATTGTCGTTTTTGCACGCGAAACATCAGTGAACTCCGCTCACGATTTCGGCAATGGCTCATCAAATCCCGACAACCGGGCTAGCTCTTTCAGGGCCAGGGCCAGCGTCACCGCTCGAGGGAGCCCCTTGTGATCGCTCAGCCGGGTCAGGAAATCATTCCAGTCCCGACCGAGGTAGATCCAATGTTCATAGCGGTCGCTCGTCATCGTGACGAGTGTCGGTGGCTTGACTAATTGGGCTGTTTCCAGGTCGGATTCATTCTTCATTGCTTGGCCTTTCAGTATGTGATTGGTTCCCGCACCAATTCCGCGAATTCCGACTCGATCCGGCCGCGCAAGACCTCGTCGATGTAATCCGTGATTTTCTGACCGCGATGGGCGGATAGCCTTCGTGCCTTTTCGGCAAGGTCGGCAGCGATGCGAATCTTCTGGTCTCGTGGTGGTTCGTCACGCCGAGGTCGGCCTGGCTTACGCTTTTCCGTGACTGCTTTTGCTGCGGGCATGTTCGTAACTCCATGTAGGGCCAATAAATTATTCGCCTACAGTATATGCTATTCAGGCAATCCCCTCGAAATCATAAATAATTTTTGGGGACACTATCGACGGTGGGGGCAGAGATGATATTATTAGGGTGTAGGAGATGACTGACAACCAAGACCCACACTGAGGAAAGATGAAATGAGCCGCAGATACCACCAGACACCCGGAGCTAGATCCGCCTTTTGGGACCGCACAGCAGCGGATTCGCTGGATGACCTGGATGATCTGGTCGTTCGAGTGATTGAGGCGCTAGCCGCAGCGAATCATTCGCTGGCCCAACAGGCCGATGATGAGTTTTGCGACGTAGAAAATGATTCCCAGAAAAAGGCGTGGCTTGCCGTTTACGGGCCACTTACAGACGTGCTACCAGAAAGTTGAGGACGGCTTGTCTCATGGCGTCTTCACGGACGAGGGCGCCCCGAGCTGGGCCGTTGTAATCCCAGCGCATGAAAACAGCCGGGTCACTCGTGAAAGCTACCCGGCTGCCGATTCCCCGTTCGATCAAGATTGGAGAACTCCAGTGAGTCTAAACAATGGCTTCGCATCCCACCATCCCGAATCGCGCCCGAGCTGGGCCGTTGCCGTCACGCCCGACGGTCGCTATCTAACCGCCGCCGAGTGGAAGGCCGAACGGCTTCGCTCGATCACTGCGACCGATCTGCCCGTCATTTGCGGGCTCACGGGCTCGCGGGTGAAGCTGTATTATCACAAACAAGGCGACTGGCCCCAGGAGGATCCCGAGACCGAGCAAATGTGGTGGGGTCGCTACCTTGAGGATGGCATTCGCCAGCGCTGGTGCACCAATACCGGCGAGACAATCCCCGACGATCAACGCCAGGTCTTCATGCGTCACCCCGATTTCGAGTGGCTGGCCGCGACCCTGGACGCCTTGACGGTCGATGGGGAGCCGCGCGAGTGGAAGGCGACCGGACTTTGGGGCCAGGACGAGGAAGAGCGCGGGTTTAAGTTCGATACCGACAACCCACCCGCCAAATGGATCGTGCAGGCTCATGGCCAAATGCTCGTGACGGGATGCGACGAGGTCAGGTTCGGGGTGTTCTATGGCCCCGAGCTGGCGTTGAAAGAGTGCAGCGTGAAGCGCAATCACGACCTGGCCCATTACCTACTTGACCTCGCGAGCGACTTTCGCCAAGCCGTCATCGAGCATCGCCAGCCGGTTGATTTCGTCGCCGGTGACGATCGGGTGTTGTCGGTGGTCTATAACCGCCGCACCACTGGTCCCGCTCTGGACTGGACCAATGACGCCGAGCTGACCGAGAGCTGCCGCAAGTTCGCCGAAGCAAAGGAGGCGAAGAAAGTCTGGACCAAAGCCTATGAGGTCTCACGGGCGACCCTGCTCTCCGCCCTCAAGGATTCGACCCGCGCGATCGCGCCCGGCTACCTCGTGACGCGCTCGGTCGCCAAAAACATGGCAACGACCGTTGACGTGAAGTTGACCGATTCCACCCCGCAAATCACGGCGACCGACATCGCCGCCTGATCGTGCCTTGTTGTGTTTCCTTTCCTTCCGTGGAGACTTATGTCCCCGTTTGAGTGCCACCCCCGGGCGGATAACCCCGGGGGTTTTTTATTCCTTGGAGGTTCGATGTCTGAGAATATGCCCGTTCGACCAACCCCGCTGAGTACCTATCTCGAATCCCACCGCGATCGAATCGCCGCCGTTGCGGACAAGATACCGGTCGACAAGATAATCCAGCTTGCCGCGATCGCCGCTTACCGGACACCAGCGCTTTCCGCGTGTGAGCCTGGGTCGGTGCTTGCCGCCGTCGTGCAAGCCGTTGGTCTTGGTCTGGATATCCACCCGTCGTCGGGTGAAGCCTATCTCGTACCCTATGGAACGGTCTGCAACTTCCAGACGGGCTACCAAGGGCTTTGTCGTCTCGCCAGACAAGCCGGGACGAGATACATCCAGGCCCGGGTCGTCCGCGCCAATGATGCGTTTGCGTGGCGGTATACGCCCGAGCTGGAGATGATCCATGAGCCCAGCCGGGAAGCGAATCCCGGTCAGGTTATCGGAGCCTATGCGGTGGCCCGAACCGAGACCGGCGAGCTGATCGGCGAATGGATGACGCTGGCCGAGCTTGAGAAAGTCCGCGCCGCCTCCAAGATGCGAAACTCCGGCGCGTGGAAGGACTGGACCGAGGAGATGTACAAGAAGACCGTTTGCCGCCGTCTCTGCAAATGGCTCCCAAAGAGCCCACCGCTGGTCGAAGCGCTGGACAGCATAGATGATGACTACCGCCCCGACGATGGCCCAGAAGGGCAGCCAGAGGTCTTGCCGGGGCCTTCCAAGATCGAGCGGCTAACCGCGATCGTCGCCGCCCGAGCCGCCGAGATCAAAACCAACGGGCACGTCGAAGCCAGGGCGGTCGCCGAGGTTGCCAAGGCCGAACCGGCGATCGTGCCCAGAACCGGGGCCGAGCTGGAAGGCAACATTCCGCCCGGAAGCCTCTCATTTTTCAAGGGATTAGGGGTCGCCAAGGGCTTCCCACGCAAGATCGGTCTATGGTCCGAAACCCATGTCAAATTGGCCTGGGAAGCGTGGTGTCAGGAAGGGCGACAAAGCGCCTAAACATTGCCTTCTCTACGGTCGCGTTATTCGCGATTCCGTAAGCGTTTGCACCCCTATTGCACCGCCCTTTCACAGCGCGGTATTCCTGATTTCTTCATGGCCGCGGCCAGGCTTCCGGCCCGAGTGGCAACGAACCGGAAGCCTGGCTTCAATCAAGGATCTTTCCCATGTCTGATTGCCCCTCGCTCGCGCTATGCGAGCCCGAAGTTACGCGCCCAAAGCGCGTTCATACCCGCAAAGGCCCGAGACCGTTTGAGCTTGACCTTGCCGCCCGCATTCGTGCCGGTGACGAAGCCGCCGCGCACGAGCTGGCGATGAAACATCACGACATGGTCGGCTGGTGGGTCGAACGATATGGCCCGCGATGCAAAACGTTCGACCACGATGACCTATTCCAGGAGGGCTACATCGCTCTTCACCGCGCCGCGTTGCGTTACGACCCGGTCGCGATACCCTGCCGGTTCACGACCTACGGCTGCATTACGCTGTTACGTCATTTCGAGTACATCACCCGCCGCGATCGTGCCTGGCTCACGGGTGGCATCGCGAATCATCCCAAGCGCGTCGGGCTGTTCAGGTGCAAAGCTCGCATCGACGTTCAATATCCCGATGACGACCCGGGCCACTTAACCATTGCGCTCAAACTGGTTGAACGGCTGGGGGAGCGCGAACGGGCCATTCTCCATTTTCGGCTGCAAGGCGAGACCCTGGCCGAGATCGGCGAAAGGTTCGGCATTTCCAAAGAGCGCGTGCGGCAACTGGAAGCGCGAAGCGTTCGCAAAATCAGGGAATGGAGTCGGATCGCATGAATCGCAAAACACAAGCGAATGGTCGCGTGATCGCTTTCCCCGCTGGATGGCAACCCGCCGACCCGGATAAGCTGCCGCCTTTTAACCTCGAAGCCGAGCTTTCCTTGATCGGCTCATGTCTCTGGGATAACGACCAAATCGACGTTGTCGAGAAGATTTGCCGACCCGAGGACTTTCACCGCGAAACGCACCGGGTCGTCTATCGGCGAATCCTCAAGCTTCGGTCTGAAGGCATGGCGGTTGATGTCGTGAGCCTGGCCGATGATCTCCAAAAGCTCGGCCTTCTGGAAAACGTGGGCGGCAACGACTTTTTTCAGATGGCGACGAGCATCGTGCCACACGCGCTGAACGCCAAAATGTATGCCTGGATCGTGCGCCAGAAGGCCCGCATGCGCGGCGTGATCGAGGAAATGACCGAGATGTTGCGCCGCGCTTACAACCAGCATGAAGACCCGGCCGATGTTTTGGACGATTGCATTCGTCGGCTCGAGGTCTTACGTGAGGAGAAGGACGAAGACGCCCCGACGCCCATCAACCTCCTACCGCAAAGCCTGGCCGATGATGCGTTTGTCGGACCCGCCGCCGAAGCTGCCGAGATGATGGAGCCCGATTGCGAGTGCTCCATCGAAGGGCTACTCGTCCAGGTGCTCATCACGCTGGCGAGTGAGTTTGGGCCAAAACCGTTCTGGATGGCCAACATGACCCGGCATTCGTGCAACGAATTTGTGTGCATCGTCGGTCCCTCGGCCATCTCGCGCAAGAACACGTCCAACGATGCTGCGGAATGGTTGCTGCAACAGGTCCAGGACCGCCCCGACCGGCGCTGGCGACCGACGGGATTGACGAGCGGAGAGGGGTTAATCCAAGCCGTACTCGATGAAGGCGGATCGGTGCTCTTTTTCGAGGATGAATTCGACGCGATCCTGGCCAAGATGGGGCGAGAGGGAAACACGCTTTCCTCGGTCTTGCGGCAATCGTGGAACGGTCCCAACCTGGGATCGCGCACGAGGACCAATCCTCTCAAGTGCTTCAATGCTTACGTGAGTCTGATCGCCGCAACGAACTACGACGACCTCGGCAAAGCGATCAATTCGGGGATGCTGACCTCCGGGCTGGCCAACCGCTTTTTGTGGATCAATGTATACCAAGCCCGGCTCTTGCCGCACGGCGGAAACCTCGGCGCCGTCAAGCAGCGATTGGAGCTGCTCTTGCCGTCGATTCGCGGGGCGATTGATTACGCCAAGCGCTGGGATGACGTCCCGTGTTTTTTGGATGACCAAGCCAAGGAATATTGGGAATATCTCTATCACGGGCCATTCGCCGAGCCGCGCATCGGAGCGTGGGGTAAAGCCACCCAGCGCCGGGCGCCCCACTGCCGCCGACTGGCGACGATTTACATGATCCTGGACCAACAGCGCCGGACCAGTCTCAAGCACTTAAAAGCGGCCAAGGCGATCGTCGATTATTCCGACGCGACAGCCAGCGTGATCTTCTCGGGTGGGGTCGCCGAGGAAGAAGAAAATAAGATCGTGCATGCATTCAAGGCCGATAGGTTGGAATCTAAGGACGGGTGGACAAGAACACAGATAAATCGAAAAGTCTACAGCGGCCGGAAGAAACCCGAGGAGCTGGACCGACTGCTCTCCAGGTTGCATCTTGCCGGGATTTTGAATACCTCGGATGAGACCAGAAATGGCCGGTTTGTTAGGCTTTGGAGGCTTGCCAAATAATGTACTGGTATAGTATACGTGCGTTAGTGTGTAATACGAAAAGTGCGCGCTTTGCGCGCTCAGGTCACAAATATAAGCGGCGCCAGCATATCGGGCAAAATGAGAGCGCGCAAATGCTGCGCGCTACTGCGCGCTTGCTGCGCTTCCTAGAACACTTGTATAGGTAGCATAGGTATACGAATGTTCTAGGAAGCGCAGCAAGCGCGCAGTAGCGCGCAGCATTTGCGCGCTCTCATTTTGACGGAACATATGCGCACGTATGACTTTGTGACCTGAGCGCGCAAAGCGCGCACTTTTCGAAGTACCCCCTCACACACGTATACTATGCACCTACATAATATGGCGACAAAAAAAACCACCCTCCGACCCCGTTTTGTGGCAACGAATCGGAGGATGGTCCAGGATCTTGGCGACCCAAAAAGTCGGATTGCCGCCAGCATTATACCCAGGTCGAGCGGCGGGCGCCAGTCATCTCCCCCTACTGCGCGTGCGCGTGCAATTGGTTTGGCAAGTTGGGAATTTTTGGCAAACTGGGTAAACTTTCGGTTGAGTTTTGAGGATTTTACCAAGTTTGCGCATTCTTTACATTCAAAGGGTGATTTTGCTAGGATGTGCCTCAAGCGGGAGAGGATCGGCCGAAAGCCGTAATTAGGCCATTTCTTTTCTGTCAGAAAGAACTGACAGAGCTGGCGCCGATTTTGAGTGAGACAACCTAAACCAACTGGATATAACAACTTATGTCGTCGATCGAGTGCCAGAAATGTTTCGGTGAA